TGTAAATGTTTTTATTTCATCATTTACTTTTTTAAATAAATTTTTTCTAAGTTGAATCGTATAATCAGAAGAACCAAGTGGAACAAAAGTAGCACTTACAGATTCAGACACAGAAAGTGAACTTGATATATCTGAATAATATCCTTGAATGGTTTCAACTTTTGTTTTAAAGTTTTCTAATTTACTTTTAGCTGAACCGAAGAATGTGTGGTTTTCAAATTTAGAAAAATCTGTATTTAGATTTGGATAATCATATAAGCTTTTCGAAACTAATCCATCTATTGTATTGTTGTCAATAGAACCAGTTAATTCATCAAAATTTTCAAATTCTAAATTTCCTTCATCAGGATTTATCCAATCTTGTTGTGGTTGTGGGATTAACCCATCACCAAAAAATACATCAGGTACATCAGAAAAATAAAATATATCTTGAGTTTGTGTTGTCAATACCTCTTTTTCAATTGTAACCATTGATAAATTACCAATATTACTTGGTAATGCATCATAGAGTTTTAATATAATGGATTGATTATCTGAACCATCGGTGACTCTATCAAACGTATAATTCATTATTGGGTTATGGTCACCCGTTCCAATATTTAACACATGTTTAAATTGATATTTGTCTAAACCTTGATTAAATATTTGTTCTAACTCTTCGAAAATATTAGAATCATTTGTAATAGGTGCATCTAATATTTTAATTCTAACTTCTTTTCTTGAAGTTGAAATTTGTTTAATTATAAATGGTGTAGTTGTTTTTTCTTGAAATAAAAAATCAATTTGTATTCGATAATTACCTTGTGGTAACCCAAATTCATTAAATATTTCATTAGGTTTTATGTAGACTTGGTCTTCATTTTCATTTCTATATATTGTAAAATCAGCATCTAAAGCTACATCTTTTGTGATGATTGGTGTACCAACAAAATCACTAAATGGTGATATATTTATATTATATGAAGCATCTATAAGTGATGAGAAAAATATAGCTCTTCCATCAACACCCTTACTATTATCTGTTAATTGAACAACTCTATCACCAGCTTCAGCAGGATAGATAGTTAAACGCATATAATTAGTATCACCAATAAAAGTGCTATCTTCTTGATTTATAACTAAATCTCTATCTGTTTGATTAAATTCAAATTCGAAATCAGGCATTATAATGCTCCATCTTTATTACCAGTTTTTTTTGGTAATTTTATAAATGAGTCTCTCCTCATATCTTCACCTTTTCTAGCTTTTTTAACTTTATAATCACCAATTAATAATCCTTTGTTTGAATTTCCACTTGAATCATAAATTGTTTTACCAGTTAACTCACCAGCGTTTAATTCTAACTTACAATCATGTTTTAACTCTTTATCCTGATTGTCAGTTATAAATATCTGTCCGACTGAACTTTCCTCTGGAAATTTATTTTCATTACCATCATAAAAATAATTATTACTATATTGATAAAAATCTCCAATTGTACTCTCAATAAACTCTGAATTTATGTATTGTTCAAAATTAGGTTCATAATTACTTAAAGTATTTATACAATCAAATACAGGTATTTCAAACGTAGACATTATAGTTGTACACGGATGATTACCCTCTTCATCAGGATTAAGTATAGTTGCTGTTGTGTTGGGAAACAATGCGTTACAAACCAAATTAGGGTCACCAGCCTCTTCAGTTGAATTAAGCCCCATTTGCCACCATAATTGATAATTACCAAAACCATTACCATCATCGTTATAACACATATCAGGATATGTATCCATAGCTGTGTATGGAGTAGCACCTGCGGGTGGATAATCAGTTCTTTCTAATTTTATTTGACCTGCAAATACAGGAACACCAGGTTCAGAGTATCTCTCTTGAACTGAAATACTTTTTAATTCAAACGAACTTGGAAAACTACCTCCACCCCTTCTCACTACTACTTTACCTATAGCATCAAATACAGGTGTCCAATTAAATTGATTCATCCCATTTTCTAATGGAACTTGATTTGTACCTCCACCAACTTCTAATATGGGTTGATTATCATTTTCACCATATGCAACATCAATATTAACTAAGTATGTTTTTCCACTTATTATTGTGTTTGAATCTGAAGCTATGTAAAGATTATCACTTACGTCTGAATATAATAATAATGAACCTCCATCAGCTGGATTTAAAACCATTAGGTTTCCTGGTACAGCGTTATTATTAACTGCAGTCCAACCCGTTATTACATCCGATTTTGCAAAAGCATCACCTTCAGCCCAGTTAATTACATTATAATCATCTAAGTCGAAATTATCATTTGATAAAAGATTAACAGATAATTCTACTGACTCTAAATATGTAGCTGGTCCTGGTTTATCTCCTCTAGGTAAAAATATATTATATGAGTCATTTGTTCCTCCATTCCAACCTGAATCACAATCTACATGTCTCTCTGCTATACAACTTCTGTTTTGACAAAATTCTGGAAAATAAACATCTCCAGCGTCTATTGCATCAAATGTTAATGGTGAATATCCCAAATCGCTTGCAACAGAATCTAAGGTATCATTTGCATTATTAGGATATAATGCTGCCCACTCACCATTTGGATTATTATTATCCTGTGATGTACATGTTCCTAATTCTCCATTCCAATATTGTACTTGATTAATAGTATCAAAGTCATAACTTGTTTGTAACCTCACCGTACCTACAAATGTTTGTTCTGGTAAATCCTCCCATTCTTCAATATCAGAAAGTACATTTGATACATAATCAGCTATGTCAGGTCTATAATATTCTGTGTTCCAGACACTCACATCATTTTCGTTTAATTCTCCATTTTTAGTGACATCAAATTCTTCAAAATATTGTGGAAATGGTAATTCATTAGTTAAATAATCTGGGTCTAAATAAGAATCATCACCTTCGAGTTGAGCAATAGGTGTTATATTTAATAAAGAATATATATCATAATCTTTATTAAAATATCTCACTTGTTCAAAATCCATTTCTTTTATAGATTGTCCTGTTTCATCGTTTTCAATATCATTTATTAAAAGCTTTTCATCAATTAAATCAGTATCACCAATCTTACCACCACTTAAAGTGTCTTGTACACTTTTTTTATATTTTGAATCTAAATCTGTCCCACCAATTATAGGTGTTGTATATGGCCATGGAAGTGTTGTATAATCCGAACCACCCACTTCACTAAAATCTGGATATTGATTAATTGGTATATCTAAATAAAATCTTGATTTAACAAGATACCATCTCCCTACTTGATTAGTTGGTTCATTATAACTAAATACGATAGTTTTTATTGTTTTTATTCCTGGTGTGGTATATGTATGATTTAACACCTCACCTTCTAGTTGAACACTAGGTGCTAGTGTCTCTTTATAACATGTTAACTTTGACATGTAAGGAAGTGAAGTACCCATAATCGTTTGCCAAAATCCATCACCATAAATTACGAGACCTGGTAATGGGTCAGATACATCCGTTTCAAATGTTCCAAGACCACTATAACCCATTTCTAAACAAGCTCTACCAGCTGTTTCAAAATCACTATACATAAATGGAGGCAAGCCACCTTCTTGTTCGAATCCTAATGCATCAGGAAATAATTCATATGGATTAGGATTTTCAAATTCATCCTCTATAGTCGATAATACTTCACTTCCTTGTATCGCTCTACTAACAACATATAAATCTTCCTCTTGTAATTCTTTTAAATCAATTAAATTATTAGGCCTACTATCTAGCCAGTCATCAAGATTTTTTAAATCATCATCTCTATCATCCCAATCAACTACAAAATAAAAATAATCACCATCAATTGCTGTTTGTAATGTGTCATCACCTATATCTGTAAAAGTAAATTTAACACCAATTGTAGCTGGAGCCGAGGTCTGTAGAGATAATATCGGATTGTTTTCATAAAAACTTTGTAAATCAGTATAGTTGTCTGTAAGGTCGCTAGTGTTAGAATCATAAAAACCAATATCTGATTTTGGAAAATATTTAGGAAACATATTATTACCTGTTTCACTATAATCAGTACCTGAAAATGAGTTATTATTTAATTGGTTATATGGTGATATACTTAAAAAATTTAATTCATTTTGTAGATTTATATCAAATGAAATTTTTGGTGCAACTGAATCTAAATATTGTTTATAAGAATCTAAATCGTCAAAATTATTTTGTCCTGAATCTAATGTTGAAATGGTTATCTGTAAATCTCTAACTTTAAAAGCCGCTGAATGGTCAAAATCTAATGATGAATTATCATCCTCATCACCTGTTACATTGTAGTTTGAAATATCTTGTAATGGTGATACTATGCCTGTGTATGTACCATCATCATTTTGTTGAAATAAATCAAGATTAGATATTTTAAAAACTTGAAATCGTTTTTTTCTTTCATCTGTACCATACCATCTATCAGAATCACCTTTCATATAAATTACTATAAAGAGTGGATTGAAAGTAAATTGTTCTATATATCTGGTCAACATATCATCTATGTTATCTGTTTCATAAATATCTAAATTATTATAATCATAACCATCATCATCATTGTAACCATTTTGTCCAGGAAAATCTTCTCCTATCGTGGGTGTTGTAGAACCTAAATTAGATATTATTGTTTTACCCTCTACATCTTGTAAATTACCAATATCTTGATTTTTTGAAAGAGAGTTTCTTGTGTATTTAAAAAATCTTGAGTTTTTTGCCTCATTACCCAATGCACTATCTATACTATTATAATCTCTATTAAGTGCGTCATATGTTTTATAAGAAAATAAATACCCTCGTATATCAATATTTTCCAAATCAGTACTTACAACATTTTCTATATAAATTTTATCAAGTTTAATAGAACTCTCAGCCTGAGATTGTAAATTTCTCTCAATGATAGCATTATTTGTTTCAGAACCTTCCGCTAATGTATATAGGTCTTTATTTTGAAATTTATCATTATTAACAGGTAAACCATTTGAGTTTTCATAAGAAAAATCTATCTCGTTATCATCAAAATTATATTGACTCAAATTACCAAATTTTGGTTGGTTTTCTATTAATCTTTTTTCAGCCATTAAAACGCCCCATTATTAGTTGCACTTTTTATAGTTTGTGTTTTTTTTATTTTTTTAGGTCCTAAAGTTTTGTTATCAAACTCTGGTTTATAGTCAGTAAAACCAAATCCATAGTTTTGATTTCCACTATTATCACTAAATACATTAGCTTCTAATGTTTCACTTGAAATATTTATAAGTAAATTTTTATCAAACTCCATCTCACTTGTTATACTGGATTCTACAAATAAAATATCAAAAGGATTAGATGCATATGGTTTGTTACCATTCGGATAAGGATTTGGTACAATTTGTCCATCCACCTCTTGAAAAAATTCTCCATCTAAACCATATTTAGGTAATACAGGATAATAATAATTATCAAACCACTCTTGTTCTGAATTAGGGTCTGCTAATTCACCATCAATTATTCCCTCTCTATTATAAATAGAATAATCTTCAGGAATAATGTTTTTCCAATATCTATTTGACATTGGATTATTTGGATGGTCTAAATTAAAAGCTTCTTCGGCCTCTTCCTCTGTTGAGTATAATGATACACCATCTTCAATTGATGTATCTTCGTATATTTCTTTAATTGAAACAGACACCAGATTAAAACTATGACCACCTGATTGGCCAAGTTGGTTAGATATAATTACTTTACCCACATTATTATCAGTAGGAAATACTACATCCCATTCAAATTCACTCACACCCTCGTGTAATATTACTTTATTTGTTCCACCATCAATTGTAAGAACAGGTGGGTGAAAATCTAAAGATGGTGGAAAATCCTCATTTGGATATAATTCAATTCTAACACGATATTTTTTTCCATCTTCAACGATGTTGTCTTTTGACCTTACTTGTATTAAACGATTTCTACCTGAATTAGTTGTTTTAACATATAATACGTTAAAACCAGGATACCTATCATCATCAACTGAAAAATCACTTGTGTAATAATTAGTTAATTTCATATTATTACCAGCGTAAGGTCCTTCATTAAATAAATCCCAACCATCAATCACATCTGTTTTAAGTTCAGGTGGAGTGTTGTGTGTCCAACTTATCTGTCCTACATATTCATCAGCACCATATGTACCTGCTTCAAGTGGACCAAAGTCTGTATTTTGTATAAGTTCAGAACCAATAGCAGAACGAAAGTTATCAGGATTTGGTGCTTCGAGTCCCAATAATTCCCACATTGGTTTTACTCTATTGAAGTATTTTATACTTGTTAGGTCTGAATCACCAAGAGAATCTCCTAACTCTTCTGAATAGATTTTAAAACCTTGATAACTTAATTCTGTTTCACTTGGTATTGTGAAATCAACATAAATAGAATCTTGTGATATTTCATCATCTATACCATCACCATTTGAGTCAAATATTTCAACACCACCAGAAAAAGGAATACTTGTTGCAGTATCAAATCCTTCACAACCCAATGCTTCGTGACAATATTCTGCAGAATATGATGAATCAAATACTCCAAATCTATAAGTGAATCCATCTCGGAAATTGGTTAAATTATCTGAAATCCAAGTTTCTCCGTCAAATTTTGTAATAGCTGTTTCCCCATAAAATTCTATACATTCTGAATCTGCTGGATGACAAGTTAAAACAGCGACTATACCATCTTCACCTTCTGTTGGTAGTTCTGGATTAAATTTAGTTGACGCTATAAATGTATTAACATTACAATCATGAAAAAAACAAGTACCTTCAATTATTTCTAAAGTTTCTTCAAGAGGTCTTGGTTTAGTATACTCATTTAGTAAATCTAACTCATCATTAAATGATGAATCCATTTTATTAAAAGCTACTTCTGTTTTTAATCTGTCACCTGCATTTTTAAAAAATATAGTAGTCTTTTGTTCACCAATAAAACCTAATTGTCTTTTTATAGCTTTATAATAAGCACTTTGTTTAGAAACTCCACCGATTACTGGTGTAGTGTTTTTATATGGTATGAAAGAAAAACCATCTGAACCAAAGTATTGAAAGTCCTCATCTAATCCCTCATTAACCATTATTCTTAATTTAAATTTTTTATTTTTTATAACACCAACTTCACTATTATTAAAACCTTCTTTTGTTCTTAACATTCTACCAGTAACTTCAAAAACTCCACTTTTCTCATATGTATGAAGTAAAACTTTTTCTTCATCTATAGGTTCAGGTTCAGATACAAATTCTTTTGGTGTACCATCACCCCAGTCCACATCATAGATATAAAACAATCCTTTTTTAAAGTCTTGATATATAGGTGTTCTTTTTACTTCAAATAGTTCGTCACTTGGATATTGTGGATAAAAATAAAATTGAACTTCTAATGGAGCGACTGTGTCATTATATGCCTCTAATTGTTCTCTAATTCTTGGGTCATAGTATTTAGTTAAATCACCCTTACCAAATTTTCCTACAGATATTTTTTTCCTAACATCTACGTCTGGTATAAAATCTTGAGATTCATAAACTTCAAAATCATCTAACCAAACTCTACCATAAAAATTATCAGTCGCCTGAACTATTAAATAAAATGGTCTAACGATTCCACTACCATAACGAAAGATTTCACCCATTGTGAATTTATAACTAAATGTTTCCCAAGTGTCTGTATCCGTATTTTGGAATCTATTCATAGAACCAAAGTTTGAATATTTTCTATTTAATGTTCCAATATCATTTATATCATCACTATATCTTGTTGAATTAAAATCACCATGTGGCCAATATCCATGTCGACCAGCGTATGGTAGAGGTTCTGGGGGACTACCACCTACTTGTCTATCTAGAGTTCTAAGTGGGTAGTTAGTCGTACTATCTCCATCAATTATTGCAATTTCAACAATTGGTGGATTTTCTGAATTGTATAATTTACTCCAAGTTTTCATTTTAAATTTAACTTCCATTGTGGTGAATGGATTTATTTCGGTATCTCGCCATGGATTATAAAGTTTAATAACTTGATTCAATGACCTGTATTGATTTCCTAAAGTTCCTTCATTAGCTACATTCATACTACCTTCATCCATCCAATCAAAAGTTTTATTAGTAGAATCATCTGAACCATTATCATTAAAATCTAACCTACCATCTCTAAAGTTCGTTGATAAAAATTCTAAACATCTACCATATGAAAAACAAGAAACACCTTCTTCACTAAAGTCTTTATCAATAATCCATTTTGCAAAGTTTGGAAACCAAATATTTGTTTCGGCATTATCAGAATCAGTTGGATTCTGACCCGTAGCAGTGCATTTACGAGGAGTAAGGTATGACGCGTGTTTGGAAACTGCAGGAAATCCATCGTCAGTAATTTGTTTTCCCAAACTATCAACTTGGTTTTGTTTTAAAAATTTATTACAAGTATCAAATTCAGATTCAGTGCTACCTAAATAACCCGCACTCGCACTTACTAAATTATCTTGTAATCTTATGAGTGATTGTCTTGTTAAACCATCAGCTTCATCACTAATTCTATAATCAAAAAAGTAAGCGTGATAACCAGCATTTCCTATAACATCTTGATTATCCAATCCTTCTTCAAAGTTTGGAGCTTGTGGGAATGAATTTATTAATTCAGGTCCATTAGTCATATCTTCTATGTAATTGGAATATTGACCACCACCTTGCCCGGCAGTGTAAAAATATAATCCTTCCTCTCTTCTTCTACTATCAGGTGCTATACCATCTAAAGTAGAATATCCCCAACCACCCTCAGGTATGAAAAATCTTTCTCTTGGGTTATTTGTTTCTGCCTTATTAGCCCAAATACTTTTCATTTCTCTACCTGAACCATTTCTTACTAAATTATTTATTCCAATTTGTTTAAATTTATTTTCTCTAAACAAATCTGGTAAATTATCAGAGGTAAATTTATTTTCATCATCAAATGAAAACATACCTAATGCGATTCTACCATCTCTATCTGCATTTAATAAACCTTGTTCTGTGTTTTCAAATATATTTTTATCAATATCAAAACCACTAAGTGAATCATAAGAATTAAATAAAGTTTGCTCTATGTAAACACCTGGTACACCAAACTCATTAGATATTTCTTCATCCGTTTGATAATTATCGTTTAAAGTATCTATAGAGTCATCAACTATAATTTCTTCATCATCTGTAATACCATCATCGTTTAAATCACCAAAATTAACGTCATCATACTCTACAGCACTTCCAACAAGTTTAAACATCCAACCTCGACCACTATTTTCATTATCGGTTGTGTCAAGAATAGTCGGGTCAAATATTATCATTTCAAGTTTTTTGAAAGGTTGTCCTTGATTGAAAAATATTTCAAAATCTCTTGGTATTCGTTCAGGCATGTAGTCACTAGCTTTTGGTATTTCTTGATTTATTATCCATTCTAAATGTGTATCTTCATCATAAAAATAATTTTTAGAACTATCATCTCCATAGTTCTCGTATAAATAACTTACACCCTCATCCCCACCGATAATATAAGCTAATATAAATCCAGATATGTCATCCCTATTGTGTTCTTGAGCCCATGCAATAGCGTCTGCTGCATTTAAATTTTCAGAACCTGGACCTTCACCACCTATATTAAATTCTTCAAAAATTTCAGGAAAAGGTAAAGCTTGATTACCATAATCTTCCAATTCAACAGCACCAACAAATTCTGATATTATTTCTGGCCCTGCACCTTCAATGGTATTATTTGTGGGATACAATTCTGTGAGTCCAATTTGATTATCAGGTTGAAAAATAAAAAATATTTCAGTATCTTTAGCTAATATGTCTTGTACGGATTGAGCTGTTTGTAAACTGTTTTGTGATAATAATTCCATATCACCAGCAGTTGGTTCACCTAAATCAAGAGTTATTCTAGCTTCTTCTTCAGTAAGAACTCTTGTTGAAAGTTTATTTGCATATAGAATAGGAGATTCATATTCTTCTGGAATAATTATTTCTGAGTTGTCTTCTTCATTACCCTCATTTTCCTCATCAGCTAAATGTAATTCACCACCATATTCAAAAAAATTAGAAGAGACTTCAATATATTTTTTTAGTATGTCATCCCATTGCCAGTTGACTTCTGTATAAATTTTCATTACTAAGCCTTCTTAAATCCACGAGCTCTTAATAAGTCACTTCGTGATATTATTTCTACTTTACATTTATTTCCATATCCTGAATTGTTTACAAAAGTTCCATTAAATGGGTCAATGTGATTTAACCAAAACAAAGGTTCTTCACCTGCATCTCTATTTGAGGCTGGTGATAAATTGTATCCATTAACCACATTGTAATCATCTGAATTAGGTGTAAAATCATCAGTCGTATCAGAATCAAAAATAGTTGGCTCTATAATTGAAGGATTGTATGAAGCACATATGAAATACCATTCATTAAAGTCTTCAGGTATGTGTGTTCCATTTAATAATCTTAAATTACCATAGTTAGCATTACCATCTAAATCAGGTGCATTCCAAGAATATTTTGGTAAAGTTGGATTACCAATTTCTGAACTTCTTAATCCATAATCTGTTCCACTGTATCCTATATTACCAAACTCTCTGACATTTAATCTAACAAACCTTTCTGAATTTGTATTTTGAAATAAATTCAATTTATTTCTTAAATAATTCTCACCATTAATATTTGAACTATCTACAAGTTCACCAAAGGTATTAGTGCTAATTTGATTTCCCTCACTATCATACCTATTATCAAGTTGAACTGTTGCGTCTTCCCTATTCACAACATAAGTCTCTAAACTAAAACCAAATGGATTGTCACGTCTTGATGGATTACCATAATTGAATAAAGTACCTTGTGATGTTTTATCTAAAAACTTTACCCACATAGTGATAGTAAAACCTGTCCCAGCATTTTGTAAAAGGTATCCATCTTGATTATTCATTTCAAAATGACTATTTATCGTGTTGTTCTCTGAAATATTTGGAAAGGGGTAATTGTTTGTTAACCATGTTGGGTTATTTGGGTCTAACCCTTCAACAAAATCTTCATTCGTATTACGAATAATAATACCTTGATTCAAGTCTCTAAATTTTATATATCCACTCGATTGGTTTTCATAATTAGTTCTACCATCTAAGTCCGTATCAATCAGACCCTCGAGTACATCTGTTAAATAAGGAAGAATTGTATTATAAATATCTTGAATAGTTCTTGTAGAGTTTGTATCATTTGCAGTATTTTTTAATCTGTGAATGAATGCATTTTCTTCACCAATAGTTGATTCATCAGGATTGTCCTGTGCATATGAAATACTATTGTCTTGACTATATTGAATAGCACCACTCCAAGTTCCATCTTCGGCTCTATCAACACTCCCATCATTATCCAAATCAAATTGTGGTAAACTTGATGGTAGTAATGCATTTAATTCTTGAAAAAATCTATTAATTCTAGCTTGTCTTGAATCACCTGATGGGAGTAGTTCAAATATATTTGTGTCTAAAAATTCTTCAGCTCTTTCTATATCAACTATTGTTTGTTTTTGGGTTAAAGGTATGAATTGACCTACGTTTAAAGGATTGCTACCTTCAATAAAAAGCATCTCAGTAATCTCTCTACCATTATATGCATCACCACCACCTTGTAAAAAAATCGTAGGGCCTGCTTCAACATTAATACTCAATGTTTCAAAATCTACACCATCTGCTATAGATTGTAATTCAGGTATGGTTTGTTCATCTGCCTCGCCTTCATTTATAATAATTGTTTGGGATAAATCTTCTTCATTAGCCTTTATATCTTTTTGAAAAAGTGCTAAAAGTCCACCACCAAAACCCGGTTGGAGTTGACCATTACGAATAAATTTTTGTGAATCTTGAATATCATTTAAATTAACATGTTCACTTAGTATTAATTCTTCAGCGATTAAATCTAATAATTGTTCTAAATTTTGCTCTGAGTGTTCAGTTGTATGTGCCATAACTATTTCCTTTTCACTATAAATTCAAAATCATCATCAAACACTTGTTCTTGTCCATCATTATATTTTAATTTTAATTGTATTTTGTAAACTCTATCAGGATAAAATCCATCTAAATATTGGATAAAGTAATTTGAATCACTATCACAACTTAATTTAGTAAAACTTACACTTGAACTATCTTCAAATGGAACAATAAATTCATCAGTTGCAACATCTTTAATAGCATATGAACCACTACCCTCAGGTATAAATGAACCAGTCACAGTTTGAACTGAGTTAGAAAAAGTTTTTTGAATATATCTTTTTCTAGCACCGACTCTAAACTTAACTCGTTCACCCACTTTGTAACTCTCTCTTAAACCTTTCATATATAAAAAGTTATCACTCAGTCCACTCATTGTTAATTCAGTTAATGAACCAGTGTTTGAACCTGTACAAGGTAGATGGTCATCCCAACGAGCCTCTAATCTTGGTGAGAAAATAGTATGTGTGTTTCTTGAGAAAAATTTTAGATGTCCAAATGTAGTTTCATCTGTTTCTTGACTACCACTAAAACGAACTAACATTCCATAATTTTCTTCTTGGCCTTTCAACCACATATTCACCATTTTAGTAACATCCACTTCAACATCAGGTGATTGGTTTGTAAAAGATTGTTCTGATTGACTCACACTTAAAACAGATACACCAGGTGTAGCCCAAGGCACTGTAGTTCCGCCAATTGGATTACTACGATTTTCAAAACTACATCCATTTGTATTTTTTGGATTATCACTAAACTTACCTGTGCCTTCAGTCCAAGATTGTGATATTGGCTGAATGGCTAGTTTATATTCTTCAGTCATTTCTGCATTACCCTCAGCCTCATAAAGTCTCAAAAAGTAAGATGCGTCTGATGATATTGTACCATCAGCGACAGACTTAGATAACTCTGTAAATTCATTTCCACTAAAGTTAACTAACGCTCTTGTTTGATGGTCTAATGAATTATTAAAAAATTCTTTTTTGACCTCAAGTATTTGGTCTCTTCCAAAATTTTGGTCTTTGAAAGACTCACCAGTTGTAGTATTTGAACCACTTGAAATCCAAGTGTCTTGTGATGGAAAAATAAAATGATGCATTATCTAACTCTCCCTATTATGTTTTCGTTTGGCCTTTTTAATTCAAAAACTGCAGGTGTCGATGTGTTTGGCGGTAATATAATTGTTCCATCATCAGACAATGCAGTTTCAAAATTATATTTATAATTATAATTTAAAAATTGTGATTGTGTATTGGGTATTTTAAATCCACCATCTATCACCTCATCACCATCCAAATCAACACCTTCACCTGATGGGTCAAATGAATAAGTATATGTTGGTATCCCCAAACTATCACCATCACCATAGTTATCATAAAAATAATCAGACTGTTGTGTTATAGTGACATGTCCAATAGAACGAACACCCTCAACTCCCATTAATTCAAATTCCAATTGACTTTTAAAAATTGGTTGATTGAATTGCATTTTTTCTATTCTAAAATAATCTTTAATTTTTTGAATACAATCTAATTTAACTTGTTGTTTGTTTGCATATTTTTCAGCTATTACATCAAATATCACACCAAAGTTTACAATATATCCATCATTGATTGTTACAGTATCTGTTAGGATTTTAAAATTTTCTAAATATTTTGTTATATTAGCTGTTAGTGTCACTGGTAAATTATCAGTTCTTTGTAATGAAACGGCGTGAGGATTACCTACCAATTCTTTTCTATTATTGTAAGCCAATAGATATAAATTTATACTTGATAAATTAAAACTTGAAAAATCAGTATAGGTTTGTAATGTCTCTAAACTTGTATTAGTTGAAGTTAATGCATTGTTAATAGCTGCAATAAAATTTGGAAGGTCTTCTACTATTTGTTCTGCAGGAATACCTTGATTAAGAATATTTGATAATGCATTTATTTCATAACTCAAACCAAATTGCCCGTTAATGTTATCGTTATGTATTGCTAAATCATTATTGAATTGTTGAAGTTGAGCGTCACCTGTTATGTCATCTGGTACACTTCTAGCAACATATGCCTTAGCTATATTTCCAAACTTCGCAGGTATGTTCAATACTCTAGCTTCATAGTCTTCTTTTGTCACACATCTGTTTTGTGTAGAGAAGAACGCCTTAGCCTTTTCTTTTATTTCAATTATATCCTCTTCATCTTTACCACCACGAGCTGGTTGATTGTTTGTTACACTTGTAAGTATTGAACCAGCATCAACAGCTGGTGTCACTGTTGATGGTAAAGTTGTTAAATCACCACTTGGAACATTTGAACTAATACCACCACCTACACGATAGGTAATAGTGAGTGTTGTATTGTTTGGTGTTTCACCAAGTGTTGAATACTCATCACCTAACAATGGGTCAATAGAATCATTTAAATCACTTTGTTGGCCTGGAATAACAATTCCAACTTGTTCCATATCAATATATCCTTCATCCACAACTTGCCCATCTTTTAATATTCCATTACCAAAAACTAATGATGTTGTATTATCTTGATTTGTCTCACGAGTAAATCTTTTTCCTGTTGTGATGTAAGTTAATGAAAAAGGAACTGCAGTCGTTGATACGTTTCCTTCAAAATCTACATATGCAGAACTTCTACTTTCATCATCTGTATAATGTGTAGAAATTGGAACTTTATCTTGTGCTAAAAAGTCAACCTCATACCATTCATTGTTATTTGTATCTATACACGAAATAATATCAATCACATTTGTATCAGGTATGGTAATGGTTTTAAATTTTTCAGGTACTCCGATTTGAAATGTAATTGTTTTTTGAGTAGCACTAATAGCTCTTACATTTCTTGATAGTGTATAGGTTGAAGCTAAACCTGTGTCAGCTGTCGTACCGATTGTATTGGTGTCATCATCTTGTTCAATTTTAAAATCAATCGGGTCAATTGTTACAAAAGTCGTGTTTGTATTGGTTGACGAAACTACCTCAATACCTGGGTCGAATACACTAGCTTTAGTGTAGTCAACTTTAGATACATTACCACTATCCACATCAACATTTGAAGTAAATGTTAAATCAACAAAGGCTGGAACAATCGGTTTTACTTTATAACCAAACATTTTAGCCATTGTGATTATGTTTCTTCTTTCTTCTGCTAATGGTAATAACATTTCACGATATTGTTGGTCGATATAAAATGATAACACATCACCAACATAAGCGTTCATTTCTAATAACATCATACCAGGTGATGTTTCATTAAAATCACGATATGAATTTGGAAAATAAGATTTTGCATAATTCATCAATGATTGTTTTAATGATGCAAAATCTTTATTTAAATAATTTACATTTGATTCTTTAAAATTTTCTTTACCATATGTTGGCATTTTTTATCTCCAATTAATATCCACTGCCACCAGCTACTGAGGATTCAGGTTCTGATATATCAGATGAGAAATCTAATGTTATTGAATCCAAAGTGTTTGGGTCTTGTTTAATGTTAAATAATATTTTTACTCTAATTTCATTTACTCCAATATCTGTTGTATTGTCTCTACTTAAAACCTGTATATCTCTTATTTCTACAAAAGGTAACCAAAATTCTATTTTATCTAATATAGCGTCTTGAACACCGATTAAATTTTCATTAGTAATATGTTCAAATAAAATTTTTTTTAATCCTATTCCTAAATTTGGTTGGAAGAATCTTTCACCTTCTTCTGTTTGTAATAAATTTCTTATGTTGTTTTTCACAGCTTCAATGGTAGTAGAAGTGGTTGCAAAAAATCCATCTAAACCATCACCTCTACGAATTGGTAAGTCAATACCAACTTTCACATTAGTATCATTATCTTGAATGTAAGGTTTTCTTGATGTATCTCTAATAGCCACTATAATAACTCCTCAATATCTTCAACTGATAACTTAACAGTTGTGTTTTCTCTTTGACCATCTTCACTCTCAACATCAAAACCATCTTGAGAGTCAGGGTCTTCACCAATATAAACATAACCAACTGATTCCAAACCACCAGCGTCTTTTCCTAAATCTAGTCCTGCTAATTTAGCACCACCCTCTAATAAAGGCCTAATCGCTCTTTCTAAGTCACTTTCCAATTTGTCTATAATTTCACCTATAGCTGGTATTGGTAATTTTCTTAACGCTTTCAAAATAGGAGCTTTGTCACCTAACAATGTTTCTAATTCAATATTTACAGATTGGTCAGGTGTTTTTAAACTCTCAACTACAACAGGTGCTTTTAATTGTGTTATAGTTAAATTAGCTTCACTTAGTGTTTCAAGAATAGCTCTAGCTGTATACTCGGCTTCTAAATAAATTTGTGAACCAGGTCGTGTGTCTAAACTAATAGATTGTTGTAGTTCAGGAGCTAGTGTCTCTTCCACAGATTTAACTTTTGCATCAATTAATTTATCTCTTAATCCCATTCTTATCTTCCGTTTTTTATTTTAGATTTTTCTTCTGATTTTTTTAAAACTTCTCTATAATCTTTTTTTAGAAAATCTGGTGTTTGTCCATCAACACTTATAGTTGGACTTTGATTAGTTACCATATCACCATATTGTTTACCCATCAATTCATTCATTCTATCAGAAGTGAACTCACTACCACCTAATGTTTTCCATTCACCATCTTGAGCTGTTTCATTCAATACATCATTCAATACTGAATTAGATGTAAATGATTTTTTTTCAATTATTTTTTTAGGTTGTGTTTGAGATTCAATTGGTTGTTTCAATTCAGTTATTACTTCCTTGATAGCCATCGCAACTTCTTCTCTAACGATTTTTCTTATTATAGTTTTTATATTTGGTTTTTTCTTTTTCATAATTACCTCTTTTAGTTTCCTTCTATATTGTGATAAATACTTAACATATTTTCAATACCACGTTTAACATCATCAACTTTAGCCTTAATATCTGGATTAATTGGAGTCTTTGGCCCAAATTGTGTTGGGACTGTTAAATTTGAAAATAAATCTAATATTTGTTCTAAAATTGATTGAAGAGAATTACCTAACACCATTTGTTCCATACTTACTGCTCTTTCTCTATTACCAATATTTACATTTGATGATAAAAGATTCAAAGTATCAAATGAACCAATTGATATATGTCTTCCAGCACCAATATGTATATCTTTTATTGATGACATATAAATATCATCAAGTTTTGTATTTAATGTTATTCTATCCGAATGGAATAAAATTTGATTTGCATTTTCACCCTCAAAAATTTTTTGGCCATTATCATCAACTTCACCAGTGTCTACTGAACCATATTGATAAATTGTTTCATCAGGGTCAGCACCATTGTTTAAATCAGATTGAATATCACCAATTGGATATGTATTACCTTCAACACTATCAG